CCAACTTCAGCAGCTCACTTCCAATACATTGGTCGAACCGACTGGCATCAAGCCCAACACAATAATATTGGTCATTACAATTGTCCACAATTACCTGGGCTTTCTCCCGTTGAGTCAAGCCCTTGGCAATAGTGACAGTACGTGCACTCGAAAACCGACGTAACCCCTCAAACACATCATGTTCCACGGGTGTGAGATAGCGGCCAAGCAATATATTAAAAGACGGGGATCTCGGATTTATGATCCTGGGAACACTTCTTTTCTCCGTTTTGTGCACAGTACGCTCCCACTTAACAAAAAGTTGTGTACGTGCCAAGGCCTTGAGACTAGAAGGTCTGCTATCAATGTCGGAATTTGCCCTTTCATAAACCTTCCTCAAACGTCCGACGCGCGACTGAACAAATTCAAGCCGAGACATACGGATGGGAGGAGAGATCTCAGATACAAGCTCGTCCACCACTGTAGACAGTTCGCCGGCTCGCCGTTTGCAAGCGGGGCGCCCAGTTCCGGCATCATCAATAAACATCACACGCTCCTTGATGCCAGAAACCACGTTGTCAAGTGTTTTCCTAAAAGGTGCCACATTCATGCTAACCATGCCTGTGTCTAACCTATAATACTCCCCTTCAGTGGCGGCCTCACCGCATTGTCTTGCCACACGCAAATGTCCAGCAGGCGCTGCTGAAACATATTCGTGACAAGCAATACGATGTAGGCCCCCCTAACAAGAACCACGCATTCTGATTCTACCATCACGCTTTAATGCACCCAGGTCGGCACGGAATTGGATTTCCTCGTTGGTGACATAAAACACAGCAAGCAACATGGTAGGGATATTGCGCTGGATGTCTAATTCGCGCATGCCATGCTCGCGCATAATACGGGCCATAAAGGTCCGGCAAGCGGTTTCGGTATCAGCTGCATATCCCCTTCCATAAAACTTGTCACGTGCCAAACAAACAACGTGAGTGAGATACCCACCTCTCACAACTCCCTCGTCATACGGCATATACCGCACAACTCGCTTCCTCACGCGCTTTCCTGGAGCATCCTCCTCTACAACCTCTTCATCACATTCAATATCGAAACTGTTACAATCTGAATCGTCCATCAACAGCGACTGGGCGCGATCATGGGCACTCTCCAC